TCATAGATGATTTAACACAGAGAATAGAAAACGATATTATACCAAACATCGAAAAGTATAAGTCATATATACCACGGATATAAATATGTTAAGCAAGGACTATAGACTTAGACTGTCTATTATTGCCTGTAAGACTCGTCTTAATAGGGAAGTCAGTCTAGAGGATAGGATTTGGGCTCAGAAATTAGTTGAGCATAACCTACATGCCAGAGGTATCTGGGAAAGACTAACATGACTACATGGAATAAACAAATAGAGAATAGAAACTTCCTGTCTCCTATTGGATTCAAGTTTAGTCTTGCGAAGTTTCCTAAGATCTCATACTTCTGTCAGACTGCTAACATACCTAGTATGAATCTTAGTATACAGCAGCAGTCCACACCATTCAGATCATTACCACTAGAAGGTTTCATTGAGTATGACCCATTAACATTGTCATTTCTTGTAGATGAAAACTTAGAAAACTATTTGATATTACACAACTGGATACGTGCACTTGGTACGCCAGATGATACTCTAGAAAGAAGAAGTTATAAGTTAAAAATGCAGCAGGAGTTTGGTAAAGATAACAACGACTTATATGCTGATGGTACGTTGATGGTATTGAATAGTAATTTCAATCACAATTTTGATGTAGTGTTCGAGGATTTAATGCCTATAGGCTTGAATGCTTTGGAGTTTAATGCTACAGTAGATGGTACCGAATATGCTATGGCACAGGTATCATTTAGGTATCTTGCATATCAGATCAGATCTAAGGAAGATACCAAGCGTAATACTCAATTAACATGAGTCATCCTAATGGTTACACTAAGGAGATGATCAAGGAGATCTTAGGATCCTCATGGCCTACTATGCCTGAAGATCATGAGACTGGTAACCAGTTAAGGAGAAGAAAAGGACAGGAGATGAGAGATGGGAAGAGGCCATACCCTGTTTATACATCAAAGAAAATTGGTCCTAACTTCGACGATGATGGGAAGTACATCTACCCACCAGGATCAGGTTTTAGATATACTGATTATCTCAGAGATAATCCTGATTCAACTGAAGCGAGTAGTTATGGAAACAAAGTATCATGAATTTGGAGAAAATTGAGGAGTTGTGGGCAAAGGATGCTGAGGCATTCTACGACCACAGGGAGTTACCAGAGTTGCTTGCCAACGATAGTATGGAAACACCCAGACTACATGCAAAATACTTGCAATTATACAATGAATTTAAACTAATGATGTCTGATGCACAGACCAAGTATCAGAAGTTGTATAAAGAGAAGTGGTTATATTACAATGGGAAAGCACCCTCCTCTGTGTACCAAGAGAAACCATTTGATCTTAAGGTATTGAAGGGAGATCTTGACATGTTCATTGACAGTGACGATGAGGTATGCCGAGCTAAGCAGAAAATAGATTACCTAGAAACTTGTATAAATTCTATTGATAGGATACTTAAGGAGATCCACAATAGAGGATTTGCTATTAAGAACACTATCGAAATTGTAAAGTATTATGGGATTCGATGACCACCATCATAAAGAAGAACGAAGTCTTTCTGAAGGTGGAGGCAGAAGCCCATCTTCATAAAGAATTAAGTGAGCATTTTCAGTTTGAGGTGCCTGGTGCTAAGTATATGCCAGCAGTCAAACGAAGATACTGGGATGGAAAGATAAGATTGTATTCACCTGGTACGGGTGAGATATATTGTGGACTATATGATTACCTTACTGACTTCTTAGAGCAGAGGGGGTATGATTATGAGGTCTTAGAAGATAAATACTTTGGAAGACCTAATGAGGTAGAAGAGTATGTCACACCTGAAGGCACAGCGGCTTTTGTTCGTGCTCTTAGGCTCCCCTTTAAAGCAAGAGATTACCAGCTTAAAGGAATTTACTCTGCGATTAAATTTCGTCGCAAGCTTTTATTATCCCCCACGGGCTCGGGGAAGTCGTTAATAATATATGCATTGGTGCGTTGGCACCTATTAAAGAAGAGAGAGATATTAATTATCGTCCCTACTGTCTCTCTTGTAGAACAATTGTATAAGGATTTTATAGATTATGGTTGGAATGTCAGGGAAGTTCATAAGATCAGTGCAGGTGAAGAAAAGTATGTCGATAATCCTGTCATTATATCAACTTGGCAGAGTATTTACAAGGAACCCAAGAAGTTCTTTGAACGTTTTGATGTCGTTATCGGGGATGAAGCACATCTTTATAAAGCTAAATCACTCACAGGCATCCTTACGAAGTGTCATGATGCGAAGTATAAGGTAGGGTTAACTGGTACGTTAGATGGTATGGAAGCACACCAACTAGTACTAGAAGGACTATTTGGTAGGGTTGATACGGTAACCAAGACAGTTGAGTTGATGAAGCAAGGACATCTGACACCATTGAAGGTGCGGATTGTACTACTTAGACATGGGTGGGTACCCTTTGATCATTATCAACAGGAGATGGATTACTTATGCATGCACACCAGACGTAGCAACTTTATTTGTAATCTAGCACTAGATCTAAAGGGTAATACTCTTGTGCTTTTTAACTATATCGAGAAGCACGGAGAACCTCTGTGGGAAATGATAAATAATAAGGTAAGTAAAGATCGTAAGATCTTCTTTATACACGGTGGTGTTGATGCTGTAGAGAGGGAAGAAGCACGTGCTATATGCGAACGTGAAAAAGATGCTATAATATTAGCATCGTATGGAACCTTCTCCACTGGTATTAATATTAAGAATCTTCATAATGTTATCTTCGCTTCTCCTAGTAAGTCTAGGGTAAGGAATTTACAATCCATTGGTAGGGTTTTGAGAAAGGGTGACAATAAAGCACAGGCAATGTTATATGATATTGCTGATGACTGCTCTAAAGATCATCAATACAATTATACATTAAGACATTTATCAGAAAGGATTAAAATATATGACCAAGAAGCATTTGATTATGAAATCACCAAAGTTAATTTAAAGAGATGACAATTAACTATATCAGACACGAACAAGAATTCTTTGGAGTAATTAAGCTTACATCTGGAGAGACTATACTAGGTAGTATGATTGCTACTGAGGAGGACTCAGCACCAGGTAAAACTGTATTTTATGTACAAGATCCTGCATGTCCTCACAATCATCAGGTTGAAAAGGATGGACAGATGGGTATGGCAGTGGGTCTACTGAAATGGATGATGTTTTCTAATGAAGAATTCTATATGATTAATGAAGATGATGTTGTCACTGTGGCACCTATGTCTATGGAGTCTATACTCATGTATAAGATGTGGGTTAGAAAAGAAAAGGGTGGTAACAAATCTGAAGTTGAAGTAAAAATGAATAAAAATATGGGACTACTTGGCAAGGTATCAGATACTAGAGCTAGGTTGGAGGACTTCTGGAGAAGAACTAATTCCATTGACAATAAGTAAAGATTCTTATATAATGTATACAGGCGAACCAGGAATATGACTGTGGCACGTAAATCAAAACAACACTATGTAGATAATAAAAAGTTTCTGGAGGAGATAACTAAGTATCGCCAGGCTGTAGATGAAGCACGTACATTAGATAAAGAAAAACCAAGGATAACACACTACCTTGCTGAATGTTTCTTAAAGATTGCTACACATTTATCATATAGACCAAACTTTATTAACTATATGTTTAAAGAGGATATGATATCCGATGGAGTAGAGAATTGTGTCCAATACATAGATAATTTTGATCCTGCCAAGTCAAAGAATCCTTTCGCATATTTCACACAAATAATTTACTACGCATTTCTCAGACGTATTGCTAAAGAGAAGCGTCAGATGGATATAAGAGACAAATTAATAGAGAAGAGTGGGTATGAACAAGTCTTCCACTCAGATAGTAAGGAAGACCACTCCGAGATGAATAGCATCAAGGGTAGAATTGAAACTAATATGAGGGGATAATGACTGATTTATGGGCTGGTTATAGATCAGCAGTCTTTGATGTCTTCCCCGACCTAACATTTGAATCTAATCATGCAACGTGGGAGAATAAGAAAGGAGTTAAGTTAACTGCTGACTTATACAGTGGTAAATATTTCCTCAAGTCTAGGCATGTAGATATATGGGATGGCAAGCAACTTAATATTCATAACAATATAATATATCCTAAGACACCACAGGTAGGAGACGAGATAATCCCTTGCTTTGGTATGGACTTGATGGGATTTAGTGAGAAGAAAGTTATAATAGTATTTGATTTCCAACA